GATCGAACTCGTCAAAGAATACATGAAAAACCAAGATGAACGCATGAAGCTCTCAAAATTAAACGCGCCGTTGCCGGAACCGATTCATAATGAGCACGATGATCTCTCTTACAAGATGATTAAGGCGAATATTTTCGAATGTAGCCGCCAATGTACGGAATGTTTTTGGGAATTCCTCGGTGAATGAATTTTTTCTATGGATATAACAAAACATTATGCCTTCACCTAATAATGAAACACTCGCTAATATGATGAGGCGTATGTCGACAAATTCACCGGTAAAGAAATCAGCAAAAACAACGAAAAAAACCCCAGTAAAGAAATCAGCAAAAACAACGAAAAAAACCCCAGTAAAGAAATCAACAGCGGAGGAAAAGCAGAAGAAGAGAGTGGAAGCTATTGTTAAGTTAATGGAGAAAGACAAGACTTATACACCCTGGATCCATGGAGCCCGCCCTAAGGGTTATAAGAAACCATCCACAATAGACGGTCCTGACGATGCAATGCGGTTTGCCGAAAAACTATTCTTGAAGCGAAGGAAGGCGGCTGAAAAGAAGGAACGACAGAAACGATATGCGGCTGAAGCGGAACGAGAGAAACGATATGAGGCTGAAAAGGAACAAAGGGAGCAGGAGAGGAAGGCTAACAATGAACGACAGGAGCAGCAGAAGAAGGCTGAAAACCTAGCTATGAATACCTATGCAAGAAATCTGTTTAACACTCTTAAAACAGCAAAGGATCAGAAGTCTATACGACAAGCTTTTATGCAAGGTGCTCTCAAACTTCACCCAAACAAGGGTGGTGATGCCGAATTATTCAAAAAATTCAAAGCTATTTACAATGTAAAAAAAATGTAACTTCCTACGTATGTTTTCCACACCTAAGTTTGTAAGAATATATGTATTTTTCAAGAAAATAATGGGATCCACCCGAAGCCACCCGCTCCCTCCCGGTATGCCGACTACGTCTAGTGAGTTTGATGGATGGACCGATCAGGAACTCGTAAATGAAATCAACCGACTCACGGAACTTCTCAAGATACGCGAAACTGAAAAGATAAAAAAACGTGTAGACCGTGCTCTGGTTTGGGATGATGACGATGATATCATGAACGACCCTGATGTGCGTAAAATGGTTGAGAACGGAGAGCACATCTGTCACATGTTTGATGGAGAATGTAGGGCTTGTCAGCACGAGGAGGACGAGGAGGAAGTAAGGGTTTTAACCGAAGAAGAGGTTGAAAATGATCCTGAAATGACTGCTCAAATTTAAGCAAATCAGCCTAAGTGAGGAAACCAGCAACGTTTTCGGGAACGTGACCAGGGATCCTTTCCGACACCTCGATCGGTAAGTCAGGTTGAAAAAAACGAGGATTGGAACATGGTTGGGGTTCTATTACGAATGCTGTTAGTATATATTTAGAGGGTCCATTTAAAATGGTATTACCCCTATGTAAATGTAAATGAGTTACAGGAAACATTATAACTTTACCAACTTCAGGTTGTATTTTTCTACCAGAATTGAACTCAGTTGAACCACCATTTTCTTCATCTATGTCATTTAAATATATGATTACTGCAAGCCATCGATCTATCCCATCACAACGGTCAGAGTGCCAATTAAAAAAACCATCTTTATCAGTTCTTTGGATTATTGGAGCCGTAAAGAAACCTGAGTTTAAATACCCAAAACCACATGGTTTGTTAATAGCACTCACATGATTTGTGTATTCGGAGCGAACTTTCTCCATCCCTTCATCATACGTTTTGAGTATATCAAGTGTATGATCCTTGATAATTACGTCCGTTGATTTTTTGAAATCGTTTGAGAGTGTACGATTTCCATTTGATATTATCAACCCTGGCTGTTGATCAAGACTATTTTTATGATAATCTATAAATACCTGACACTCTTCAACTGTGAAAACGTTTTTCATCTCAAATATAGATCTATCATATACATCAATTATATCACATGCCATACTTCTATATTTATTATATTCTTTAATTGATATGATAAGGATTAAGTGAACCGCATGAAACCATTTTCAAATTCCATGGTTTGATACCCAGTGTAATAAATATGCATTGAATATACATTCGAAACATCGTTTAATTCCATATCAATTATAGTTTTATCTGACTGAATAGTACTGAAATCGAGAACACCTGATGGATCTGAATTTTTAGGACGAATCGCGAAACTATACGTGTATATATTACGAGTTGGAATACTTAAACGTGTATCTGATGGTATCTTGTACTTATAATAGTGAGATGTCGCATCTGTTATATTTGGAAGTCTACTACCAAGTAGATATAGGAATCCTGTTTTCATAACGGGTTGAAAAAAGGCTGTTGCGACACCAAAAGACGGAGATGTCGAAAAATTGAAACGATTCTGATAATAATATTCTTCCTGATTTGTCACGGACGACTGGCGAGCTATACTATCATTTTCGAATGTCTCTCTTCTAAAAAACCAATGTAGACATTTTACAGGAATGTTTGGTACGAGATTATTGGTCACATTAGGCTCCCCCAATTTGGATGTCGTCGATGGATGTCGTTTCACAAAATCCGTGATTATTTTGAGTGGTTGTCCCATCATGTATACTCTCTCTTCATCAGATACGGTAATTTCTTCTGTAATTAAATCAAAATGATCCAGTGTCAGTGATCCAACAGTGTCTGTAAAAAATGATTGTTTATGAAATTCGAGTTCGAACGTAATCTTTTGTTTGTGTATAGAACACACTGGAAAATATGGTTTGTTTGGTTCATTTATTTTATATTCGTCACTCACATACTTTCTAGAAAAAAAGAATGGGATAGGTATCATCAGTTCAGTTTCGTATTTGGCCAAATCCGAAAATCCCGGTAGCGTAGCATTATCGAAACGTAAATTCCTATTCAGTAAATAGGCGTTTGTGACCTTTTCAGATATTTCCAAATACAATTCATCATGTATAATTCCCCAATCGTCATCAATTTTTTCTACCTCGATTTCGTCTACATACATCGTAATACTCTTTAGTATATGTCTACCCACTTGATCTGCGTAATTTGTTGTTGAAGCTACTACATCATCCAATTTAGGTAATTTGATACTTAACCACATATTACTCAGTAAGTCTCCCATATTTTTTGGATTGAAGTCTATTTTCAATGTTTGTCCAAAAGGCCATCCCTCTACAACACCTGGATTTGTAATATTCCTATCTCGATGATATTTTATAAAATTTGAATGCCTAAAATTATCTCTTGGTAAAAAGAGTGAATCTTTGGAAAGTAGGTATGTGTCCTGCTTTCCAATAGCTTTAAGTGCAATATTAGACGCTTCACCCATTCTTATATATCGGTTTATTTTTTTAATATATTAATTTCATGGTTCCTTTACACAATCTTAATGTATTGTAACTCAATGCGTATACCTTTAGTTTTCTCGATGTAGGTGGAATACATCTAAATAATTCAATTTCAAGGATTTTATTTTTTATAAGACTGAAATTAATTTGTCCAGTTGGGTACCATTCTTCTGGTTTTAACGCGAAACTATAAGAATAGAAACGCCTGATGAGTTGTGTTCTCGTATGATGAATACGACCCTGAACAGCCTTCAGAAATTGTACGTTTCCTACTTTACCCGAAATCATAACCTGGTCATTGAACTTTAATTTGAGTTTTTTAAGATTTTCATATAAAATATATGTATCATCTATAAATGCTTCAGAATTATCATAGTCAAAGGGTGAGACACCTTCTCTCTGGATTACAAAATAAAGTTCTTTAACGGGATTTACCAAGTCTAATACAACCTTCTTTTCATCTTCACCTTCGTCGAGTTGAAAAACATTTTCTTGAATCTGTGTTATTATATAATCTTGATTGTCGCGAGTGTTCTTCTCTGTAAGAATTAATTCGGTCGAAAGAGTTGCGTCAAGTAGACTTCCCTGATCTATATCCACTATAGGATAAGTTCCATTTATATCAGTGAGAAGTTGTTTATAGTCTCGTAGTTTGATTTCAACTTCTATTAACTGTTTATCTATTGAAGAAATAGGTAAGGCTAATTCTGGATGTTTATAAAAATAAAAGGGGAGTTCGGCAATCATTTCTACGTCAACGCCAT